ATAAACGAACATCTGAGATGCCTCTACTTGACCCTCGAAAGTTTTGACAAGCGTATTTTCTGCCAAATCCTCGGTTCCACGCTGTTTGAGTTGGGCGTTATATGCCGATACGCTCAATGTTCCACCATCAATTGTTGATGAAATATCTCTGGCGTCCGTGAACATTTCTCTTCTATCCAATCCAGAGCCTTCCCCGTCTGAGCATTCTACTTCCAAGGTTCTCCTGGCAGCGCCCTCGCCTTCTCCGGCAACCAAAGTGATTGTTTTCAAAGTTTTCTTTGATTCCAGATAATTGCTATTCACGATGTTTTCGTATTTTGGGGAAAATATAACATAAGGATTTTTTAACTGATCGTACGAACGATCTTCTCCCATGTATAAAGAAAAGACGAATTGGTTATTGTCATTCAGAGTAATCTTAAAGCCAAGATTGTTTGTTTTGCAGAGATTCTCAATCACAGTCAAAAGATTGTCACCCGTGTATTGGGCTTCGACCGTTAATCCTGTAATCCGTTCATCCGTCGATGGCTCAAATATCAAATTCGCAATTTTTCGATTCACATTTGTAGGCTTGATTGCATTTTCGTTCAGCAGCTGTTCAATACCATCTTGAAGCTTTCCGCTGATAGTTGTCTGTTTCCAAACGATACGCCTATCTAGAATGGACTCTAATGACCGTCCGGTAATAATCATATGATTGCCATTTTCCGCGTCACTCTCAATCTCCTTCGCCTCCACGATCATCACATGCTCGGAATCACGAAGAAATACATAGAAATCTTCTTCGATAATCATCGCATTGACTGCTTCCGCAGAAATATAAATTTCGAAGTCGCCTGGTTCATAATAACGGTCGGTCCATATCAACGATTCAAAGGTATCCTCAATGGCAATCTGCCTATATTCTTTGTCTAATATGACTAGCTCCATACCTAAATACCCTCATATACCGTTTGGTTTTCAATCTTGAATTGCAAATTCTGGATTCCCTCTTCTGCCACATAAGCAAAAACATTATCCCCTTTTGCCAACTGAAACCAATCAGTGTCTTTCGTCAAACAATTTAAAATATTGGTATACTGACCATTCCGAAGCAATTGAATCGACTTTTTGCCTTTTGTGGTATTGATGATGATGTCGTCGCCAGATGTAATCCCCTGCCCGGTTAACTCTTCCAACCTTGCTGTATCGATCAGCATCTTTTCCCTTGTTCCCGTGTTATAAATGGTGATGTTGGTTGCTAATCCAATGGCATGAATGGTGATCTGAACTCCGATTTCGGCATCTCCATTGTAGTAAATGGATTTTTCCGTCTGATTTGAAACATCGCCAAACTCTAGCATCGGTGTGTTCACACTATTGTTCTCAAATGGAAATTCAAATATCGGCTCGACACCGTAAAACACGGTATAATTCGTTCCGTCCTCTCCGGCTGAATAGAAATACGGATTCGGACAAATAATTGAAATGGTCTGTGTTTCTTGCTTCGAAAAAATATCTGGCTCATTGGATTCTACATACCCATAAATTTCTGCTTCGCGGTTTTCTGTTTCAAACGCCAATCGTAATTTCTTCTTAATAGGAAAGTATTTGTACGATTTCTGTCGGTTCGTCTCAACCGATGGCATATCCATAGGTAACAACGTAAAAATAATATTGCGAGAACTCATACGAGCCGAATTATAAATAGAACCATCATTGGATGACACCTCCGTTGTGTTAATGTCAGCCTTTGATGGCCCTAAACCGGTAATTTCTTTTACAATGAACCCGGATGATTCCGGATCTCTTAATTCGAGGCGAATCGTGTCGCCAAGATAATTTGTAACATTGACTGCTTTTATCATGTTTCACTCATCGCCCCCTTAAATGCGCTAAACTGGTTCTTGGTCTGCCGGTAAATATCCAAACGCGATAATGCCGTCGGCGAATAGTTGTTCTGCGTAAAGTTATATATGGCATCTGATCTTGAACCTGTTCCGTCATTTTGAATTGTATTGCTTCTTTCGGCATTGGTCGTAGCGCTGATAGAGTTTGCCTGCCATGTACTGAACATCGCATTTAATCTTTGTGAACCGCTTTCAACATTTGACAGGTCCAGAACCGGTCGAATTGTCGGCTCCATGTCAACATTGTTATCCAACAAATCAGATACATGTTCGATTGCTTTGCTTAGACCTATCTTTGCTTGAGTGGCCATATTGCTACCAGCCTCATACGCTTTCGCTGCATAATCGCCAATGGCACTAACGAAAGCCACACCAAAGAAATCACCAATCTGATAGCCAACCTTTGATGGTGAATGCTCATCCAGTTCTTTCTTGGCTGCATCGGCTGCTGCTTTTGCCATTGCTGATGCTGCTGCTTCAGCTTTAAAAGTATTTTCTGTGATTCCGTTTGCAAATCCATCAACCAAATAGCTCCCGGCACTGTAGAACTCTTGATACTTGTCTTTAACAGATGTTAATGCTCCCGATACTATATTAAGCATCGTGTTCGTAACAGCACGTTCTTTCAAACTGATTCCTGAAACAAACTTGGTCATGATTGTCTGACCCTCAAGGTTAAAGGAAATGTACTTGTTTTTGATGGTCGTGATGAGATTGTTTAACACCAAATTCATCTTGTTTCCACAATCATACTGTTTAGCTGTAATTCCGTTGGAAACTTTTGTCATCAGGCTTGATACTGCTTCCGTAACTCTAGTATCGGAATCGGTAAAAGCTTTCACAAAAGCGTCAATACCTGAATTTCCAAGTGTCACAAGTGCGGTACTGAATCCACTCATTCCACTCGTGTCAAGGGTGCTCATGTCATTTGCCATAGACACTAAACGATTAGTCTGTGTAATAACGCCAGACAATTGATCTATATTAATACCACTTACGCTTTTGTAGAAACAAGCGAAATAATAGCCAAATGATGCCATATCACTTCCGAAATCAGCAAGTGTTGCTTCATCGGAAAACCATCCGCCTTCTTTTGGCAAACTCTTTTGAAGTTCAACAATAGAGCTGGCAGCGTTTGTAGTAGCCGTAACGATTCCAGAGTCTACCTTTGCCATGTAATCGGAATAGGATTTGAAGTTCTCACCAAAGGAAATTAAGCTTTCTCCAAATGCACCAATATCATTGTCTCCAGTAAACCAGCTAACAACTCCACCCGTATTAGGTAAAGTATTTGCCAATTCTACAAGTGCCTGACCAGCCGCTGCTGATTTTGTAACGGCATCCGCATTCATTCCAACAATTTCATCCGAATAGGATTTCATCGCTTTACCGAACGGTGCTAATTTCTCTCCAAACGCATCAATATCATTGTCTCCAGTAAACCAGCTAACAACTCCACCCGTATTAGGTAAAGTATTTGCCAATTCTACAAGTGCTTTTCCAGCGGTTGCTGACTCGGCAATTGCATCTGCCTCTAATCCGGAAACTGCATCTGAGAAATCTTTCATTGCAGAACCAAAGGATGACAATTGTGCACCAAATGTATCCATATCATTGTTGCCGGTAAAGAAACTTACAACACCTCCGGTATTGGGAATTGTTGCTGCCATTTCAGCCATTGCCTTACCTGCAACAGCAGCTTCGGTTATAGCATCTGCATCCATCCCGTCAATTTCATCTGAGAAATCTTTCATTGCAGAACCAAAGGATGACAATTGTGCACCAAATGTATCCATATCATTGTTGCCGGTAAAGAAACTTACAACACCTCCGGTATTGGGCAGTGAACGCATCATCTCTGCCAGAGCCAATCCGGCAGTAGCTGCATTTGCAACAAGTTCGCTATCCATTCCAGCCAATTCATCTGAGAAGTCTTTCATAGCTGTACCGAACGGCACAAGCTCCTCTCCAAAGGAAGCCAAGGAAGTTCCACCAGTAAACCAGGAAGTTAATCCCTGTAATAAATCTGCCGCTGTAAGAAGAAGAATCGTTTCTGCCAGAGCTTTTACACCATCCATCATGGATGAGTTGATACGGCTTGCTCCCTCTATAAACGGCTGAACATTTGTCATAAAATCTGACAAGTCTGTACCAATCTGCGGGAACTGGCTCGATACGCCGCTTGCGAATCCACCAACGATTCCACCAATGAACTGACCAATAGAGGTACCAATTCCCTGTAATAAATTTCCACCTTCGCCAATTAACCAGGACAATCCCGGAAGTTGAGATAAGACTCCAACTGCTGCCAACACTAACGCCATCTCTGCAATAACAGCACCCATAGCAAGTATTCCTACCATTGCCCCTGGAACGAACGATGTCACAGCACTCAGTGCGACCATAATAGCGGTTAACAATCCGATTCCGACAATGCCTTTCAGTAATGCATCAGTGTCTATTCCGCTCAAAGCGTCTGTGATTCCTGTGAAAAATGCCATCAGAACGTCGATTGCTACTTGTATAAGAGCGGGCAGATTGGATGCAATTCCCTCCAACAACCCGATAAGGAACTGGAATATAGAATCTACAATTGTCGGTGTATATGCGACCAATGCCACCAAAACCCCGGATATCATTGCTAATGCGCCATCCGCTATTGCGGGTACGCACTCAACCAGCACATCTACCAAAGTGAGAATGATAGATTTAAATGCTTCTCCGAGTGCCGGAGCAGCCTCGACTATAACCTTCAGAATTTCGACAAGACTCGAACCGAGTGCCATGGTAAATGCAGTAAGACCAACTGCGATTGCTGATAATCCAACTCCAGCAGCAAGAAGACCAGCGCCAAGCGCAAGTACACCTACGCCAATCAACGTAAACGCCGCTGCTAACCCAAGAATAGATGGAACCAATGGCCCAAGAACCGCTCCGGCAACGCCAAGAATAACAAATGCTCCAGCAAGGGTTATTAAACTTTTAGCGATAGATTCAACGCTCATCTCGCCAAGTGATTTAAGCACCGGAGCTATAATTGCTAATGCAACCACTGCTATAAGCATGGCTGCTGAGCCAGCCAAAGTGCTTTTCATAAGATTCAAACCAATCGCTAGTTCTGCCAAAGCAATACCCATAGCAGTAAGACCTCGTCCGAGTTCATTCCATGACATGTTTCCAAATTTTCCCAATGAGTCGACCATTATTTCTAATGCTGCACCAACAGCAATCAGACCCACACTAATACCTACCATATTCTTAGGCATCAGCTTAACGGCAACTGTCACCTCTGCTAAAGCAATTCCCATAGCGGTAAGACCTCGTCCGAGTTCATCCCACTGCATATTGGCAAAATCCGATACCGCAGATGCAAATATCTTCATTGCAGCTCCGATTGCGATAAGGGCAACTCCAGTTGAAATTACATGCTTTGCATTTCCGGTAAGGTTTGTAAACGCTGCAACCTCGGCAAGTAGAACACCAATACTGGTTAACCCCTTGCCAATTTCGCTCCATTCCATATTTCCGAAATCTTTACACGCCGATGCCAACACTTTCATTGCCGCAGAAAGAACCAAGATTCCAAGTGCAGTAGAAACGGCTTTGCCGCTAAATTTTGCAACTCTAAGAAATACTGCAACCTCTGCAAGAAGAACGCCAACGCCGGTAAGACCTTTTCCAAGTTCATCCCATTCCAGCGAGGCAAGATCTTTACATACGGATGCTAACACTTTTATTGCGGCTGCAAATACAACAAGGCTTAACGCCCCTTTCATAGTTTTTCCGGTTCCGCTGGACATGATTTTGGCTGCCGCAACAACAATTGCCGCAAGAGCCGCGATTCCAACGACACCTTTGCCGATTTCATCCCATTCCAGATCGGCTAATTTCTTCATGGCGCTCGCTAAAATATAAACTGATAAGGACATGGCAATCATGGTTGTAGCGGCTTTTGATACAGAGCCACTAGAGCCACTAATTTTTGTAAATATACCCATTGCAGCGAGTAAATTAGCAAATAATACGCTGATAGCCCCAAGAGACGATGATAATTTATCGCTATCAACAAGAGAAATAGCAACTATAGACGCTGCCAAGATAGCAATAGCCGCTGCAATTTTAAGCAAAGTTCCCGCTTTCAACTGCTGCTGATACGCCTCGAAGCATCCTCTGACTCCATCGAGAATTCCGGTTACACCCTCCAAAATCTTTGAGAGGCTTTCGAAAATATCTTTTGAATCTCCAACGACACTATTTAGTCCACCAAAGAATTTAGCAATTGATACCGCTACCCCGCCAACTGCAATACCGTTAAGTAAATCCAGAATATTACTGAAATCCGCTTTTCCAAGCTGATCGGTCAATGCTCCGAACAAAGTTCCAAGTGCTGTTCCAATTCCGTTTGCAATCGCTTTTACTGCATTCCATAATGCTTCTAAAACTTTAAGGAAGCTACATTTTTCTAATGCATCTCCCAATTTTTCAAAAGCACCTACTACAGTTTCTTTCATGGAACTCACAGCATCGCTTACTTCGAACGATCTGGTTTTAAACCGATCCAAAAAAGCATAGAAATCTTCCAATCCTGGAAAATTGTATTTCTCCTGCAAGTAGGAGTAGAACTCTTTCAGTCCATTTCCTGCTGCTTTAATAATCGTAATGGCTGTTGATACCCCGGTTTCAATAAAATCAACAACCTTTTTCACAGCAGTATTAAAAGCATCGGTTTTCTTGATGGTATCATCGAGCTTTGTTAAAAATTCTCCGAAATTACCAGTCAGCCCGAGTATTCCACTTCCAGCCGGGGAAAAATAATGTATCAAGTCTGAGATACCACCAGTAATTGACTTAAAAGCCTGTCCCGCAATATCGAGTACAGCGAATACACCCTTAAATGTGTTTTTCAAATTCTGGGACGCTTCATCGCTGAGCTTCATTTTTGCTGTAACTTCTTTAAGATTCTTTGTGAATTCAGCAAGAGCATTTCCGCTTTTCTCAATTCCTTCTTCTGAATCATCAAAGAAAGAAAATATTTCTTTGGCAGCTTCTTTTACCGGTGCTGTGATTGACCCTACGGCATCCCAAAGATTCCAGAATGCCTCAATTAGATCATCTCTTCCGCCGTTATCTTTCCAAATCGCAAGAATGGCATTTCTTGTTTCTCCGGAAGCAGCAAATACATCCCATAATGCGTTTGCTAAATCGGTCCAAAGAACTTTGGCTTCCTCGTAATTACCAAATATAGTATCAAAAGTTGTCATCCAGCCTGTGGATACAGCATCCTTAGTAGCATCAATTGCTTCTGAGAATGTCTTCGCTTCCTGAGCTGCTTTAAATGATGCTAATCCTAATTCGTATTCTTCCCCGCTTAATTCTTCAAACAGCGGTATTAAATCACTTGTCTTTATACCAACGTCAGATGCAATATCATTAATTGTCTTTGTCCCTTTCTGATAATCATCCATCCCAGATAAGAACTGTGAAGCGGTTGTGTCATACTCATCACATATTTCACTTAATCTAACAGATGCAGCACCATACTCATTAAGAGTTGCCATCAATACATCAGAAGTAAACCATTTATCTTCTGTCAAAGCTGAGTTGAAATCGGTTAAACTTACAGTTGAACCAGATGTTGTCTCCCAAAGTCCTTCTTCTACCTTAGTTAGTGTACCTAGTTCAACAGCAGTATCAATTGCTGTTTGTTTAAACTCTTGTGTAGCCATGTTTGCATTCTCGATTGATTTCCAATCGATAAGTGTAACCGCTCCTACTGACATAGCCTGTGCCAAATTGTACATTGCCCTACTTGCTTCGTTTGTACTCTGTCCAGATTTAGCTGCCCATGTTGAAATACCTTGCATAGCTTGTACAGCATCAGTTAAAGCCACGCCATTAGATGTAAACTTACCGATATTGCTTGTCATGTCTGTAAAGCTGTATGAAGTTTCATCAGAGAACCAATTAAGTTTCTCCAACTGGTCGGTTACAAATTCCATCTGAGTTCCGGTATAGCCGATTGCTTCTGCATTCTCTTCCCATGTATTAGCCGTCGCTGACATGATTGTCTGAACAGCTGTTGTCTTCTCAGCATATTTTTCCCAACCAGCCGTAACTTGGTCGATGCTCAATGATGATACCAATTTCTCTCCAGCGTTGATTGCCTGATTGGTAATATTGGTGAGGGCGGTTATAGCCATGACCTCAAATGCCGAGAATTTTACATGTACGGTTTCAACTGCATTCGTCAGCGGTGACATGTCACATTTAGAAGCAGCAGTATTTACATCTTCTAAGCCTTTCGCTGCGTCGGTCAGATTTAAGCTTTGTTTTAATTTGTCCAGCGTCGATAAACTGGTCTGAACATTCTGCTCAAATTGCTTATTATCGAATCGCATTTCAACAACTTTTTCATCAATTGTCGTGCTCATGACTTAGTTACCTCCCTCCATGCCTCATTTGCGATTTTGTCAAAAATAGGCTGGATAGCAGGATTGATGTAGTCTCGCCCCTGTACCCAGCCTCCGTTTCCGGTCGCATGACCGTACTGTAAAATAATGGCTATTGGAACTCCATTTTGAATGTTCGTGTTGTAAAAACCGATTGATACGGAGCTTCTCCCTTGCTTGATCTCGTACCGCCACGAACTCGCGGTCTTTCCTGTATCTACCGGCGTCGCAGACGCAAGGGCAGCCACCCCTTCTCGACCATACTTGTCGAGGTCGCCAAGATGAACACACTCCTTTGCTCTCTCCAAAAATTTGGTAAGCTTAGAGAAATCACCCTTTTGTCTGAAAGTTATCATGTTGTTCTCCTAATATTACTTTGTGAGATTTGCGGCGTTTACCGCTGCGGTTACGGTGTTTCCGATTCCAATAACGATGCGATCTTCCTTGACTTCGATTACATCGTATTCGGAATACCAGCATTTGAATGGGTTTCCATAATAGTCATAGGCGTTAACCACCTGTACTTTGTCTCCGATCTGGAAACCGTGTTCGTTTTTAAGATCCGTCTGTGTTTTTGCATCCGTTTCGATCGGTGTATCGTTATTTGCGTCGATCTTTTCGATATTAGCTGCGTTCACAGCTGCGGTAACTGTGCTTCCGACACCAATAACGACACGATCGCCATTCACCTGAATTACATCGTATTCCGAATAGTAAACAGCAAATTTTACACCGTTATATGTAACGGGAGTAATCACGCGCACCACATCGCCAACTTTGTACCCATCGACAGAAGATTCCTCGCTTGGTTCTCCAAATGCTTCCGGTGTGCTAACGATGTCCCGAGTGTCATACCGGGTGAGGTTATATGTGTCAACAATGTTCATCACATTTTTGATATAGGTCGGGCTGGTGGCATAACCACCGTTTTTAATTGCTGTGATTGTGCTTTCTGCATCCGGATTGTTGACCGCACCGGCATATCTGGCAGACTTGCAAATCAGATCATAGTAATCTGCTACGCTGTCTTTTACACTGTCATATGCCCGGAAAGTATCCGTAATCGAGGTATAGTTCACACCGTCATAACATTCTTTTGTCTTTGACGAGTAAACTTTACCCTTCCAACTGCTGCCCGCCTTAATTCCGAAATAAGCATTTGCTTTTATCATCAATCCCGATGTTCCCCATCCGGTTTCGAGCGCCGCCTGTGCAATACATACGGATGGCAAAACCCATTTTTCACGATTCATATATTCTGCACGGGCTAACGCCGCTAACTGTTCAATAAAGCTAACTACCTGTTCTTTCGTTGCCATACTGTTCCTCCTTTTTTTTTTATCCTTTTGAATTGAATCTCTTTCTATTTGCTGCATTTATCGCAGCGTGATGGCTATAAAGGTCGCGTTTGCTCCGTTTCTTCGGTTTCTGATTCTTGAAATTACAAATCCGAATGAGCATAAGCAACCGATTCAAATGCCATTTCTGACACTCAAACGGAATATTAAGAGAAATCATCCAATAATAAATAAGCTCCGATGAAACCCTTTCTCTACTGACAGGAAGTTTTCTATCTTCCGGAACAGTAGAAGCAGTCATCGGAGCCTCT